GCCGCCACTGAAATTATGTTTGATACATTAGGAAATCAAGCTCCCGGACGTGTACCAGTTGAAGAAAAAATTGAGGCAAAAGTGGGTGATGAAATTGATAAAAGTGTGGACCGTGTATTTGATAATTATTACAAATTAAATAAATCAGGAACAGTTGATTTCAGTCGATACACCACTAAAAAGAATTTAAATTCACGAGAAGTGACATTAAAAAATCAACTACGTTCCATTGCCAATAACGAAATGATATATTGCGCTGATTCACATGACATAGACAAATTTGCCGAAACACATCGTCATGGTTTATTTTCAGTACCAGTTGAAAATGACGAAGTTGAAGATGCCTATCTTGCTGATTTAAAAATAAAAAATGCCACATACTTTTGTCAATTTCATTTAACCCATGAATCGAAAAAAAATAAAAGTAGTTGGGTTCGAAAATTGGAATATGGAATTGACGATTTAGTCAAGGAAGAAGGTTTAGCTGAAAAATGTCGTCAAGTGGCTATAGATACCATGTTAGAAAGTGTATATGAATTACTACCTCAATCGAAAAATAGCAAAACGAATCATTTTTTCAAATATATTTTCACAAAGATTTCAGATCAAACGGCCAATGAAGGTCTGGTCGATTCACTAAAACGAAACATTTACAAAGAACAAAGTCCTTATGCAGAACCTTGGGAATTGGCACATTATATTGAAAACGAAATCACAGATGATTGGAAGACTCATCGCGGATTTTTTGATTCTACAGAAAGTAAATTGGAATGGACACGTAAATATGCCATTTTTAGTCCAGAATGGACATTTGCTTACAAAAAATGTTTGACCAATCGTCTAAAACGCGATATAACTCGAATTCTTAAAATGAATTTAAGTCGCCCATTGGTTCGAAATATTTTAGCATTCCAATACAAATTTTTCTTAAATCACGATTTGAAACCAGAATATGAAGAATTGGGGAAAAAACTTCAAGAATTAACGAATTTTAGTGTTTCGATTGATGACATTGAAATCGAAGCAAAATTAATTAGTGAAAATGATAGTAAAAACAAACAACGTATTCAATTGGAGATTGAAAAGGATATCCAAAAAGAAAAAAGTGAGAAACTGAGAAAAGAACGACGCGAAAAAAATATACGTTTTTAGGATTTAAAAAAAAGCTACTCTGACTTTACAAATAAATAACTTAATAATTTTTTTTTCTTTAATTATACTAATGTTTTCAAAAATAGTAAATCCAATGACTGGAAAAAAAGTTTTCGTTAATGGTCATGTATGATAACCCAGAAAAAAATAAAAAAATTTGATTTTTTATTTTTTTTTGAATAATTTAACAAGCACTTACCAAACCATACACCAAGTCATCATATAATGAGAGTCATTATCAATAACAATTATGCCGAAATTTGTAACTGGGTGGCCATTTACATTAAAAATAAAATCAATAGCCATACACAATCCCATCCTGAAAAACCATTTGTTCTTGGATTGCCCACTGGATCCACACCAGTTGGAGTCTATCAATTATTAATACAATACTACAATAAAAACGAATTGTCCTTTAAAAATGTAGTTACATTTAACATGGATGAATATGTTGGTTTATCCCCAAAACATAAGGAAAGTTATCATTATTTCATGTACACAAAATTTTTTAATCATATAGATATACCATCATCCAATATCAATTTGCTCAATGGGTTGGCTGAAGACTTGGAAAAAGAATGTCTTGATTATGAACAGAGAATTAAACATGTTGGTGGAATTGATTTATTTTTATGTGGGATTGGGCGAGATGGTCATATTGCATTTAATGAACCTGGTTCTTCGTTTAGTTCATTGACGCGAATTAAAACACTGTCTGATGACACAATTTTGGATAATTCTATTTATTTCTCGGATATGTCCAATGTACCAAAACAAGCTTTAACAGTTGGTATGAAAACGGTGATGGATGCTAGAGAAATTATTATTATGGCATCTGGTCCAAAAAAAGCACTGGCAATTCGGGAATGTATTGAAGGCGCTATTTCAAATCAATATACATGTACTGCCGTTCAACAACATCCAAAAGCAATTGTTATTTGTGATAAAAAAGCCACTTATGAACTGAAAGTAAAAACATATGAGTATTATATCAATTTACAAAACAATATTGATATATTGGGAAAACCAATTACCAATTATATTACAAAATATATTAAACCATCTGATCATGTTTTAATCACAAGTCCTCATCCAGATGATGATGTAATTGGTCTGGGTGGAACTATGCAACTAATTCAAAATAAATCCAATGTAAAAATAGCTTATCTAACAAATGGTATGGGAGGATTGCGCGAAGATGATAATTTAGGTGATAAAACAAGAATTAAAGAAGCTATTTCGGCAGTTAAAGTGTTGGGATATGAACAGGATGCAGTGGTGGACTTGGGTTTGCCATTTTACAATGATTTACTGAGACAAATTACAGAAAAAGATGTAAAACATATGGAACGATTTTTACATCAGTTGAGTCCACGACATATATTTGTATGTATCGATCCCGATCCAAAAAAAACACATATTAAATGTGCCAAAATCATTCAACAATGTAAAATGCCTCATTCGGTGAAATATATATGGTTGTATAAAAGTGCTTGGGGGATTTGGGACAATACTCTTAAAAATAATTGCGATGTCTATATTTCAATGGACCATTTTTCTAAGAAATTGCTTTCTATTGATATGCACATTAGCCAAATTAACCCAAAGGTCACTGGAACTCGAGAAATTGGAACATTTAAAGATATCGTGGCATTACAAAATAAATCAGATAAATATCCAGGTCATTATCATGAACAATTTAGAATTGTTGGATTAGAAGAATTTCAAACCATTGAATTTGTGATTTGATATAGAAATACACATAAAATATAAAAACAATTTTTTATTTTTATTTACTAGTTTGAGCTTGGTATGTTTCGTAATTTTTCAGAAGTAATATGTGGATTTAACAATAGAGGTGTTAATATATGAACACATGAAGTGATGGCAAGTGGTACAATTGATTGAACGGATCGAATTCGCCAATCTTTCCAATTTTCCGGGAGAAATGCCATTCCGACTATCATAATAAGTGTTAGAAAGAAAATGATATACATATCCAAAAAATCTTTAAAAGTTGATTGAATTGCCTTTTTTTTATTCATGTTGTGAATCTTTTTATTGGTTGATCCCCACGATATTTTGTTTGGACAGAAACAATATATAAGAACAACTTTTGATAAATGGTATTGTAAACTCCCAAAGAAGAAAAAATACAACACAATATATTTCGCGTCTCTCCAAAAAGTCTGACAACTAAATTTTTTTCGAATACGAGACATCGTAATTGTGTGTGTTAAAATACCCCAAACTGTAAATAAAAGCAAAATCTGTATAAAAATATCCAGCGGTAAAACCAATCCAATCATTCCTTCTTCATACCAACCATATATAAAATAATTTAGATAGCATATGAAAACACCACAAGACATGGCTATGTATGTAAATAAATAACCCATTAAATTTAATTTAGATGAATAATCTACTTTTGAACACAAATAACAAATTAATGTTTTATTAAAAGGTGTTTTGCATTTTCCACGCCATAAACAACAACACATCCAATCCCAAATTGGATTAAACATTATTTCACAAGTTCCATATGTATATTTTTTAAATTTATCCAATTCATCCGCATAACATAATGAAATACCTTCTTTAAAATCACGACCAGTATAACTGATATATCTACCAAAATAACCTTGTTTCATAAAATCCAGAAATAATCGGAAATCCTCTGATACGTTTTTTTCAGACCATATTTTTGGATAGGAATATTGACAATCACGAAAATTTTCCAACGATTTTTTTAGATTATTTGATGGATCGTAATTTTCACAAATATCATACAATGCACTTTTTCGCAAAAGAACATTATGGCCAATAATAGGGGCAACATTACCACCAGCCGATGAAATCATTAAACTATATTCATAAATCATTAAGGTAAAATGTGAAATAAAAGATTCCCAAAAAGTATTTGTTATGGTCATGGGAACTGTTAAAAACTGCGTATAAGCCATTTTTGGTTCATCCATAAATTCATTCAATACATCTTCCAAACAATCTTTCGGAATCTGCGTGTCTGAATCCACCAATAAAATATAATCACCCAAATAAAAATTTTCTTCACCACCTACTAATACAGGACAATTAACCATACGTAACGCATCTCCCAAGTTAACTTGCGTATAATTTGTCTTTAAACGACAGATTTCCATGGCAAAATTTAGGTTACTGGCTTTTTTAAATTTGCCTTGTCTATTTTCAGAGCAACGCGCCACAAAAGCAATTTCCATTTTTTTATACATTTCAATTCTTCGTTCTTGTTCTTCATTTTGAATGACAAATAATCCATCATCACACACCAATATATTAACTTTGATTTTCCCATTATTAAATTCACGACACGCAATTAATGATTTTAATGTGGGACAAATAACAGTATCGAAATCCTCCTTATAAACAGGTATTTGAATTGTTACAGATGGAAAGTGATCAATGATTTGACGGTTTGGTGGAATGCAACTGAAATATTGGCTGTTTCGTTTTAAAAACCAAATTGGACAAATCATGTTACTCAATCCACCAATAAAAACTAAACCAGGAAATAACATGAGAAAAAAGGCCAGTGGAATTGATATAAACCATGTATATTGATATGGGAAAAATTTAGGAGTAGAATTTGTAAATGTAGAATTTACAGTTAAATTATAGTTGGTCCAATTAATGTAGTAATGATATTCGTCGTTTTCAATGACTCCATAGATCCATAAGAAAATTACCAAACAAACAAATAAAGTAAAAATAATAGAAATAACGAGATTGCGATTTTCCTTATAACGTTTTGGTTGATTTGGCAATTCCAATAAATAATCATTTTTTATTGGAATTGAAACTGAATTTTGAATATCATTGGAATCTGTTGTGGTGATATCATCACTATTAACATAATTCTCCTTATTTTCACAATGATTAATATGCCCTATGTCAGTATTTATGGTGTGATCAATGGCTTGTTCAATTTCATTTTGTATAAAGTGATCTTTTTTGGTTTCTTTGTTTTCTTCTTTGTTTTCTTCTTTGTTTTCCTTTTCTTTACTAATTTTTTCACTGACTTCTTCTATGACTTCGTTGCTGACTCTTCCTCCATTAATTTCGTCAACAACTTCTTCAACAACTTTTTCGAAAACTTTTTCCATTACTTTTTTCATAATTTTTATTCTCATTGTTTTTTCATTTTTACTTTCATTTTTTGTAGAATTGATCATATCAGTACCAATCAGTGATTTGTTATCAGTAAAATCAAATTAAAAATTAATACTCGTCAACAAATAAAAAATAAAAATTTGATTTTTTATACCACTTTATCAGACATTGTTATTTATAAACACATAAATAATCAATAAAAACAAATATGGTTGATAAATTTGACGTTCTATGCCAATTGATGAAATATGCCATGTTGGGAAAATTAAGTAAGCGTAATCCTGAATTGTACCAAGAATATATTCAAATTACTCAGAAAAACAAATATGAATTGGCAATTTCATTTATAGAGAAGATTTATCAACTTATTTTGAAAAAAGAGGAAATTTTAAATAATCCAGAAGATAAATCTCGTGAAGAACTTAAAGATATATCCACCGAACATACTGGCTTGGATTATATTGAAAACAAAGTTGTAAAAATATATTTGGACAAATGTTTCATGGGGGATACTAAAGAAAATCGACAAAAATGTCATGATATGAATGGTGCTTCTCATTTTGGTGGTAAAAATGATTATTCTATTTGGAGTCTTGGAAAAGAAACTAGTTTGTGGAATTTTGAAAAAGATCGTGACCAATTAGTTCAAACAATTAAACAATATTTTCCCAAAGATTATTCTAAACATTTGGAAAATATTGTTCATAAATTTTGGTTGAGTTGTAATAACATGAAAAGTTATGAGGAAACATATTGGAAATGTGAAAAATTGGGTTATTTAAAAAAATACGCTCCATATCCATGGAAATCTGATTATGAGTGGTACGAAAAAAATGCAAGAGAAGATTTAAATTCATATTATTATCCATGTCTTCGAACACATTTTAGAATTTCAAATCTTGTATGGGGATCTTCGCCATCAACAACACAAAAAAAACAAACACAGAAACCAGAAACAAACACAGTTCAAGTGGAGGATATTTCAAAAGAAGAGGCAGATGCTTTTATGACAAGAGGCACTGAAGTTTCATAATATAAATTCACGATGTATATTCATAATGTAGATTTATAAATTTAATCCCTGATTTAGTTTTTTTATTAATTGATAAAAAGGTTGATAAAATGGTTTCATAACTTTATTTTAATCAAGAAATTTAAAAATATTTTTTAAAATGTATTTGTCATGAATATCACCCAAAATTGACATCAAAATAATTTTAAATTTTTTATTTTGTCGTTCGCTTTTCTTCAATCTCATTTTCCAATTACGATTTTTCTCACAAATATTACATCGATATTCATAGTTATGTCGTAAATCATTTAAAAAAGCGGGAACATTATTGGCAGAAATACTTCCACAAAATGAATAACTGCATTGGTCAAAATATTTATTTAAAAATTTTTCGAAATTTTTTCGAACTCTGAGACAATACCAACAAAATGTATATTGGCAATCAATACATGTAAATGCATCTTCATATTTACAAGTTTCACAAATAATACATTCCTTTTTTTTATCACCAGGCATATTATAAACAACCATCTCATTTAATGTTTATATTCTAATTAAAACAAAAATTTGAAAATAAATATATTTTATACTTTAAAATAATAAATAAGCATGGAAAATACTCCTCAAACCATCAACGATTTTATTAACTTACTTCAACAAATCTATTTTAATGCAGTGGACCACAAATGCTTTCCTATTGCCAAACAAATCATTAAAAACTACCCACCATCCCTCAAAAAGTTCCGTAAACACAGGCAATTATCCAATGTCATGTTGGCAACATGTTCAGGAAATATAGATTTTGTCAAATTTATTTTAGATGAAGGTGATCGTGAATTTGATAATTTCAATCATTCTGTTCTCAATATTGCGGCGAGTCGTGGGTATGTGGAAATTTTTAAATTATTAATAAAATATGGCGCAAATCCATTTAACAATGAAAAAATAGAACAAACTTTTTATACCGCTGGAACTTGTGGTTGTGGACAAACCCATGATTCTGTTCCAAAAAAAATAAAAATCGAAAAATCAACGAAACCATTGGTACTTTCAGCTGTTCTTTCAGGAAATTTGGAAATGATTCAGTTTCTCAAGGAAATTGGTGTAAGTTTGACGGAAATATCTAAATGTAATGTAGGTGGATTACCAAAAGGAGCAAACGCAATTGATTTTACCATGATGCATTTTTATGGTGATACACGTCCAAATATTGAAATCATCAAATTTTTAATTCATGAAGGATGTGATGTAGTGGGTAGACATATGAAAAAAGCAATTGACATAAAATATCCAGAATTGGTCAAATTATTTTACGATCAAGGTGCACATCTTGAATATATAAATCCAGGACATATGGATTTGTATTTGTCCATTCATTTACTGTTACCAGATTGTAATAACACATTTGATACATTTGGTTTGCAACATCGAATGGCTGTTGAAGGAAATTCAAAACTACTTGAAGAAGATGAATTGGAATATTTCGTTTATAAACATGATTTTGAAAAAAATGAGTATTCTTTCGGAGTTTTCAAAGTGACACCATTACTTATTTTAATTTATAAAGGACATTATGAATTATTTAAACAATGCCACGAAAAATTTAAAGTTCAAATTAATGTCATTCATTTAAAATATGCAATTCTGTATAACCAACAAGAACTTATTGATTATTGTTTCAAACAAATTCAAGATAATAATATTTCAATAAATGCATTATTAAAAGATTATCGTGATGATAAAACTAGCACGTTCAATGCTCCCATTCAAACACTAATGAAATTATGGAAAAATAAACATATTAAATTCAATAATCCAGAATTATTATTGTTAAATTTTATGTATAATGATCATTTAGAAGGTGTCAAATTTTTATTGGAAAACGTTTTTCAATTGGTAGATTTAAATCAAGTTGAATATCATGATCGAATGACAAAACGAATTTTTAATGTTATTACAATTGAACAATTTGTTTGGATTATGGAACAAACCAATTTTAAAATCACTGAGAAACTATTTAACAAATATTTTTTTCAAGGTTTTTACGTAAAATTTCCAAGAAAACATCATTTTCAAAAAATCATTTGGTTATTACAACATCAACCAGAAATTATTGATTTAAATGAATTGGAAATTTGCTTAAAAAAATATAAAAATACTACAGAAAAAATACAAACACAATTTTTATATTCATTACCACGTTCTCACGCAGATAAATATACGAATAAAAGCCAAAAACTCTATTCTGAATATGTACCAATTATAGAAGATATTTTAGATAATTTGGATACATGTAAAATTTGTTTTGCAAAAGTTCCAAAAACAAGTGGATCATGTGGACATAAAGTATTATGCGTAACTTGTTTTGAAAAAGTAGATAATTGTCCACAATGCACATTAAGTTTAAAATAAAAAGATACTATTTTTATTTTTTTGTGAATTTTATTTTTTTGTGATTTTTATTTTTTTTATATCCCAGATTACATACAAATAGGAGAAAATTTTTTATTTTTAATGGTTAGAAAAAGAAAAAGAAAATAGAAATGAAATAATTGGATTCCCATAACTTAAACGGTTTAATAATTATCCAAGACTTATTTTTTTTATTTTTTTATATTCCAAATTACATACAAA